AAACCTCACTATGACTGTAGTATTGCAGCACATGGCACAAAACAGAAATGTGATATGTACGTGTTTGTACGTGTATTAAATAATTTTTCTAAAGGTTGGATACTTGGTAAGATAACTAAAGATGATTATTTTAGTAAAGCTAAGTATCATAAGAAAGGTGATCTAGATGATGACAATAAGTTTAGGTATAAGACTAATTGTTACAATGTTAAAATATCTGATTTGGATACACTGTATGGCTCAAAATAAATTAGCAGAATTATTTTCTTTTAAAGCATATCTAAACCAAGACGGTAAAGTAGATATACGAATGGAATCTGTAAACCCAGAAGAATTGATTAGGGTTATGGAAAGAGGTCTTCCAGATTATGAAGGCACATTTAAACTAGCATCTCTTGTTCGTTACTTAAAAACAACAGGCGATGAGATGTTGAACAAATCAACTATATATACACATTGAGGTAATCATGGCAGAAGAAGAAAAAGGGATGACGTTTGAAGATATAAAACTTATGATTGTAGGTGATAAAGATAAATTAACCCTACTAAATTTGTTTCAAGGTATTGTAAACGAAAATTCTCGGTTAAAACTTGAAGTTGAAGAGCTAAAAAAGGCTAAATCAACAGAATCAAGTTCTTAAAGACACTAGAGGGGTAGAGTGATTTCTCTGGTATAAACACACTAGAGCCTATCATTCTACCCCTCTAAGGGTCTTTATATCAAGACGTTTTTTAGTAACGTCTACTTTTTTTTGTGTAATCCACCATGTTTCATACCCATCATGGTTTTTTTCTTTTTATCAGCCATCATTCCTGCACCCATTGGTGACATACCCCCACCCATCATTTTTTTCTTAGGCATGGAAGCAGAACCACCGTACATCATTGGCTTTCTAACTGCTGAATTTTTACTATAAGTCTTCATCTCGATTCTCCAAATCACTTGAGTTAACATAATACAAAGCTTCAAGAGCTTCTTGCTCTAGTTCGCCAAAGTCTTTTCCTGCACGAACTAATTCTGTTGATACAAATTCACCTAATATAGATACTAAACTTCTAACATCATACCGAACATTAAAACCTTTAGGATCTTTTACAAGAGCTAATAGCATGTCTCCTGCTTTAGGATCTGTCATAGCTAGTTTCATTATATCTATATTGTTGGTACTTGCTACTCTTAAATAAACTTCTGCGGCCACGTATGCAGGACTAACCATTCCTCTAGCTAAGTTAAATCCTCTTGATACTAATTCATTAGGCGTAATGTCTCTAAGTAAACCTTCAATTCTAATCTGATCAATACCTGCTGCAGCTTGATCTAAAGATAACAACCTTACAAATTTCTTTGTTATTTCAAATCCTTCATCCCCTATTGCATCTCTTAAATTACTTTCTATTCTATTTAAATCAAAAGACTCTGGTTCAAGATCATTTACATTTTTTTGAAATAATTTTGCTAATCTTGATATTCCATTTCCCTGAAAGCCAGACGGAACTCCTATCTTACCATCAAACATTTTCATGTTTCTTCCCTCTAATGCTCCGTAATTACCATATGCAAATAAACCCTCTGTTATAAGATTAGCTATAAGGTTTCTTGCTTGATCCTCTGTCATGCCCCCCTCTACAGGCAAAGGACCAGTAATATCTTGTATTTTCTTACTTGCTCCTATTTCTTTTTTTGTAGGGGCTAATTTTTGATCTTTAAATACTCTTTGATCTAATACATCACCTGTTAAAATTTTAACAAGACTATCAATATTCCCTTCAGGATTACGCAGTATAGCCTGTTCAAAAAAATCTGCTTTAGATGAATCAGTTATCTGTTCAGGCAACCCTATTGATTTAAACAATCTACTTATAGCACTTTGATCAGCTTTAAATTTTTTGTCTAGCCCTTGTTCTAAATATTTATTTCTAAACTGTTCATGTTCATCTTTTAATTTTTTATGTATTTTTATATTCTGAGTATTGCGAACAATAATTTTTGTTATATCTCTTTCTTGATTAATAAGCTTATCAATATCTAATATTTTAACTTGTGCAAGATCCCCATTCTTTGTTTTTACATTTACTAAAAGTCCAGAAGCTATCTCATTAATTTTATCTACATCTAAATCTTCAAGAGGTAACACACCAAATATAGGAAATCCACCTTCTCCAATCTCACCCTTTAAGGTAGGCAATCTAATTTTACTAAAAGTATCTAATAACCCTTCTTCTAATATTTTTTGAAAATCTTTAAAATCTCTTTGCCCAGTTTTTGTTGTTAAATCAAAACCCATAATTTTAGAACCATCTTCTCTAACAATTCCATCTGACCAAAATCTATGAAGAGCTTGAAATTGATTTACTACTCTAGTTCCTGCCGCACCTCTAACATCTCCCTTTTTTCCACCTGTAACATTTTCAACAAGAGTATCAAAAAATTGTTTGTTCCATGTAGTAGGATCAGACCCTTCTTTATATGGAAAAGAATATGTTGATGTGCTAGGGTCTAACACTTGATCATCTGTTATATCTGCAATGTTATATTCTTCTGATTTTTTTCTAAGTTTTGTTTCAATTCTTTCTGATGACATACCTTGTTCTATTTTATCAGAATATCCTCCGGGTCTTATTTTATCAAACCATTCTGTTTGGTAGGTGTCTCTAGCTTCTTGTAACAGTGGGTATAGTTTTGCATCTCGTTCTAAAATTCCATTTAATGATTCTGCAAAGTTACCTATCACTCTCCCTTCAGCTTTACTTATTCTACTTCTAGTCTGAGCAACTGATTTAAAATGACGATTCATCTCTTCCATTTGAAAATAATCTACATTAACGGTGACTTCCATGTCGTCTGGTATTTTACCCTTTAAAGAGTCAGGCAATTCGTCATTTAACATCATAAAAATTTCTATGTCTGTAAGAGGAGAATCGGCAGGTATATTATGCCCTTTTCTTAAAACTTCAGCAACTTCTTTACGAACATCTGAAGCAACTTTATCTTCTCCTCCTTCTCTTGCCGCACGTTCAAAAAAATTATTTAAACTGTCTTTTGCTATTTTTCCAAAAACTCTTCCTATTTCGTTTCCTCTACGACCAGCAAAAAATCTACCACCTACAGCAAATTGTTTATACAACGGTTGTCCTGCTGCTTTTTTTTGTTCTTTAAGAAATGTTACTATGTCAGAAGATATGTTTATTTGAGCAGGTTGATTCCCTTTCATTGCCGCTTTAGTATATTTTATATACCCCATTTTTGCTTTTGCTCGTTGTTTCATTAATTTAAGATGATACAACTTTTCGTTTAACATACCTATTTTTATTTCACCTGCAGGAGTTAGTTCAAATCCCTGTAAAGTTTTTTTAACTGCTTCAATGTCATCAGCTACTTCAGTAACAAACTCATTTAGAAGTTCTCTTTTTCGTGCTTCTTCTTGCAAAGGATTTAACAACAATTCTGACTTTACTTTTTTGCCCTGTGGTTGCACAACTCCCTGTAAAGCTTGTTGAGCTTCCATCTCTCCCTTAAAAATACTATTAGTTAGTCCTTTCATTTCAAGTTCAAATTCAAATAGTTCTTCTAATATACCATCTCCTATTTGTCTTGAACCTATGTTGGCTGACATATCTTGAGTTATATATCTTTTATAATTATCAATCAATGATGCATACTGTGTTTTTCTATCTTCTAAAGATTGTAAAGCACTGTTGTGTCTTTGCTCTATTCTGTTAGATAGTTCTTTTAAACTATCTGCTCTTTTTGGATCTCTTTCCCCAATTTCATCAGCCCTTCTTCTTAATTCACGTACAGCAAACATAGATTTATTAAGAGTTCTTTCTTGAGCTTTTACAACATCTTGAACTTTACTTATATCAAACTTAGCTAAAGCAAAATTTGTAAGTTTACCAATATTTAATTTTTCTATAGCTTGAAGTGCTGGCATATTAGACATCATTGCAAAAGACGTTTGAAAAACTTCTTCAGCCCTATTTTGTTGATTTTCTGGAAAAGAATCTTTTATTGTTTTTTGAAGATCTGAAACTTCTGTTATAGCTTTTATCATATCATCTTTTTGCTCATCAGAAAGTCTTTCTGTCAACTGAGTTAATAATTTAAATGATCTTCTTTGTTTTAAAGTTAACCCCTTTGCGTACTCTGGATTAGGAGATCCGTCTGCCAATTTAAGATTTTTTAAATAAAAATTTACTTCATCAAGACTCCTATCAGTCAACATGCCCGGAGGTATAAAAGGTAAAAACTTTAAATCTTCTAAGAACTCACCAAAATTCCTAAACGCATTTTCTACGCTACCATCTATAAGACCATCTGCTTTTCTAAATGCGTATTTAGTTGGTACAGTAATTAATTTATGCAACCCTACTGCAGTTCCTAAAGCCCCTATCATTTCTCCTGTTTCTGGGCTAACCCCTAAAGAATCATGGAATGTTGCTCCTACAGTTTGTCCGAGAGATACTGCTAAATCTGTTTTTAGTGTGCCAAATAAAATTGGAGAAACTCTAACCTTTGGACTAAGGAATGTCATTCTTGTTCTTCGATTAACTAAGTTGGTAAGTTGTCTTTTTTTTGTAAGATAATCTGTGCTTGTTACTGACATTTTAGCTAACTCACTAGCTTTATCAGCTATATCGACATTTAATTCAGCTAATGCATCTATTTGTAATAATTCGTTCTCTCCTAAATTAGCACTTGAGTATCTAAACTTATCAAAAAAATCTCTGAGTTTGCTATCTGTTAAGTTTTCATTCTTTTTACTTAACATAATTTCTCGTGCTGACATGTTAGCGTATTTTTCTGGATTAGCTTTTTTAAGTTCTCTTGCTTTTTTAGCTTGTTTCATTGCTGCATTTTTTGCAAAATTAGCAAACAATGTAGATATACTTGCATTTTCTGCTAAAATAATTCCTAATTTTTCCTCTGTAGGTAATTGTTTAAAAGCGTAATTAAATAGAGCATCAGCACTTTCTGAATTAAATATACGTATGGGTGTTGCTTTATTTGTTTCAATATCATAATGCATCATGCCACCTTGTTGTTGTGGCAAATTATATATACGCTCTCCTTCTTCTTTTCCATATTTTGCTATGAGATATTCTTTTGCTTCTTTGTGTACAAAAGCATTTAAACCATCTTCTCTGGTGGAAACTCCTAAAGCTCTAGTTATAGAACCTTCCCACATTTTTTGAACGTCACTAGCTAATACCTCTCGACCTCTTACATTTTCACTTATAAGTTGTTTAGTGTCACCATAACCTAATACTGATCTAACTCTTGGGCTTATTGCAGTATAGCCTAATGCTGCTAGTTGAGTTAAATAATAAGGAGTTCTTCCAAGCTCCTGAAGACGATCTTTTGCAGAATGATAAAAGTTACCAGTGTTAAATTGATCAATCATTACTTCTTGTACAAGAGGATTATTAATGCCTTGAGTAGTTAATATTTCTTTAACATTAAGACGGTCGCTTGCTAATTTATATGCTGCAGTGCCTTTATCGGCTGTTACTATGCCTGTGCTTGTATCAACATTTGCTATTCTAGCTTCACCAAATTTTTCACCACTAAACCTTTGAAAAATTTCTTGTGCAGCTTGTTGTTCTTGAGGGCTTGCCTTTTCTGGATTTAATATTGTTTCTCTGTTTAGAGGAGCAGTAGTGCCATCTCCCATCTTATACATAAATGTATTTTGACCAGTAGGAAATCTTAAAGATCCATAATTAGATAATGTACCATCATATAATTGATCAATAACATCATTAAAATTTAAAGTAGGATCAGCCTTTAATGCTTGTTGTTGCTCTTCAGCAGTAACTATTGTATCTTGTCCAAGTGCTTCACGAAGTCGTGCTGTGGTAGCAGATCTAGAACCTTTTTCAACTTCTATTTGTCTATAGTTTTGTTGAACCATAACTAATTAATTCCTTTGATATTATTTTTTTGGTAGTATGTATATAAATTTTCGTTTCTTTTTATCTTCAGTAAATCTCCAATCTTCATTTTGTTTACCTACGTTAACACCATCTATAAAAAAATCTCCATCTTGATTTGTAAAAAATCTTTTTTGGTCAGCAAAGTGATAAGGTATAGTAGAATTTGGAGAGATAGCGTAAGATTCACCCTTAAAATCTGGATGATTTGATTTAAAAATTTGTTGATTTTGATCAGCACTATCTTGATCATTTGCAGATAATCCAGTCGCATATGGTATAGCAGTATTATGATAAAACCCTACAAAGGTATCTTGTCCTAATTTTGCACCTATGTTTTTCTCTGCTTCTACTATCATATGAGATCTTTGTAATTGATTTAAAGCAACGGCCGCATCTATTTGAGCTTCTTGCATAAACGATAATTCACCAGATGTATCTATTTGATCAAGAGCTTCATAAAATTGCATCCTATGACTCACATCTTTGATTGCAACATCTAATTGTGCTTGTGCTTTTTTAACACTTAAAAACCCAATGCCACCCAAACGAGCCATTTGCATTTCAACATCCATGTTTGATAATCTACCTGATGGATCAAACGCTCGTGCCATTTCAAATGCAGCAACAACACGGAGAGCTTGCAACTCACCTAAATTAGAATCTAAATCACCTGCTGCTTTTCTTCTTTCGTCTTCTTCAAATGCCATTGTAATAGATTTTTGTAATGCAGTTTGAGCTTCTACACTTACTTCTCTATCAAACACACCTACAAGCTGGGCAACAAAACCTCCTGATCCAAAAGTTCCTTTAACTCCAGAAACAAATCTTTCAGCAGTTCCTGCTAATTCGGTCGTACCCATTAAACTACGTATTCTGGTTAAACTGTTAAAAGATTTTTGTGCCGCTTGAAATCCACCATTCGGATCATTTATATCTTTTGGATCTACACCAGTTTGTTGTTTAAAATACGTTGCTGCAGATGCTCTCGCTACGTATTGCCCCGGAGTTTGATTAGCACCTTCAGCTTTTAATGCTGTTGTCATAAAAGGTAATAATGCTCCCATCATTGCTTTTGGATTGGCAAAATCTCCATCTCTACCAAAAAGAGTAATTAGTTCATTTGATATTTCATACATGGATTCATTTGTTAACTGTTGACTTGCTTGAGGATCTAATTTTTCAACAGCAAAGTTTTTATTCTTTAATCTAAATGCAGCTGATAAAGGAGCGTATCCTTGTATAATAGATTGTTTAGTATTCTTTCGTATTTCATTATCAAGTTTGAAAGGGTAGTTTGCTACAAGTTGTTGATCGGTCATACCAACTAAATTTGAAAACTCTCTTAATAATAAAGCATCTTTATCATTTAATTGTTGGTGTACAATCTTTTGCGTTCCCTCATTTGTTTCAAACCCTTGAAATGTTATTACAGGAGTTAGCTCACTTTTATTTTTATTTTTAAAATAATCAGTACCCATCTCTATATGAAATGTATTAAGATTTCCATCTGTTCCTAAAGCTTCTGCTAAATCTCTAGCAAACATTTTATCTTTTAAAAAAGGCGTAAAAAATCGTGATAATATAGGAGTATTGATACCCCCATCTATATTTTCATTTCTATCAGAAATCCAATTAGTTATCCACTGTTTACCATTATACGCTGTATCAGATACAAGATTTTCATATGCTTCTGGATTATTTGATCGCATACTACTTACTGCATCTATTCCTGCTTGAGTTTTAAAAACACCTGAAGCACCAGTTAAAAATTCTTCATATTGTTTTGAATCTGTAGAACTACCAACTGAAAAAATTAAATTCCCATAAGCTCTTTCATCTTGATCTACAGAGTTCATTAAAGTTTTTCCCATAGCTAATGCTGTTGGGTCCATTTTACTTTGATCTAACTTAGGAAATACTTGTCTAAAAAATTTATTTTTTTGACTATCTGGTTGTGCTGACATTAGATCATTAAAATCTTTTACAGTTATTTTAGCTTCATCATCATCATCATCAAGCCCTTCAAAATATGCAGCTTCTTTTAATTTTTGATGCTCATTGAGTCTACCAAACGCTCCTATTAATCCAGCTACAAGCATACTCATTGGTCTTCTCCTCTAATTTTTCCGTTTACTACTTCTTTCATATAAGAAAACATAGTTGGATTATTTGTTTTCATAAGTTCAAAAAACTCTCTATCATCCATTTTACCTTTTTCTAATTCATCATCATTCTCAAATAATCTATAAGGAACTTGATCTTCTTCAGCCATGCCAGCTATAAACATAGCAAGTGGTGGTTTTATAATTAAACCAACATCAGGAGTAAATTTACCTTCTTGAAATCCCTGTATCATATACCCCTCTACAAGAGTTTCAATAGACACTCCTGTTGCTAACATTTTATATAGCTCAAATTTATTATCAGGTGTCTTTAAAAAGTTTACTGCTTCTTTTAACACAACATTAGGATCTACTTGTTCTGGTGGGTTTCCCCAATTCCATCTTTGATTATCTGACGTTAAAGAACTGCCCGGAACGGCTGTGTTAAAAGGATCTTTTTTTCCTACTTCTTGTAACTTTTGATCTAACATTATGTTCCTCTTATGTTAGGGCCTTGTACAGGTATAGTTAAATCTATTCCTTGCCCTTTAATAAATTTTGTTACATTATCATCTTGATGAACTTGTTTACTTAATAAAGTTCTCATAGCATTATCTATATCAGCGTTTCTTAACCCAGCATACAAATTAGTTTGTTGCAAAGGTGGTTGTGAAGTGCTTTTATTTAAAAATCCTTTTGGTACTTGTGGATCATCTATGTCTGGTATTAAATCATCTGACAAACTTCCTGATTTTAAATACTTTTCAACTTTACTTTCTGGTAATGCCGCCATAATTTGTTTGTCTTTTTTGGGAGTTCCAAAAGCTTTCATAAAAAATTTAAGACCTGTTTTTAAAGAAAAAGGATTAGGAGTATAATTTACCTTACCTTGTCCACCTACACCCATTGCCATTATTCATCTCCTCCTGAGTTTATTATCCAATTTCCAACCCATTCTCCTATTTTTAAAGCTAACAAATCTCGTTGCTTTTTGTTGTACAGTGATTGACTATTTGCAAACTCCATTGCTAATAAACCAATTTCATGTTGTTTCTGTAAGTAACTTTCTGAGTTAGTAAAATTAAATTGTGCGTTGTCACGCATTTTTTGCCATAAAAAATTTAACGATGCTTGACTTGAATTATAAGCATTTTGTGCATTTATTCTATTTGTTTCATTTTGCACTGCTGTGTTTGCTGTATTTATTTGTCTTCTCCACTGTACGTTAGATTGATCAATAGCAAATTTCATGTTTGCATTAAATTTTTCTCTACCATCAGCAACTTGTATTTTAAATTGTTCCATAGAATTTTCTTGAGAGACATTAAATTGATTCATATTAGCTATTCTATTAGCATTTGCCGCTTCAACTTGTGAGGACAGTTCAGCAAAAAACTCTTCAACTTGTAATTCATTTTTAGCATTAAATTGTCTACGAGCATTTTCAGCCGCTGTATCTGTAAACAATGCTTGCATATCAGCTTGAAAATTTAACAAATTAGTTTTTTGTTGGTTGTCTAAATTTCTAATGTCCATTGCTAAAAACCCTTGAGCATTTGCAATAGCACCTTTCATTCTATTGTTAGCATTTATTTGATCCATTTGTGCAGTAACAACAGCATTTTGTAAGGCAGTTTTTTGTTTATTAGTTATATTTGTAAGTTGTATTCTAGAGTATGCATCTGCATCTTTTGCAGCAATAGGAACACCAGATTCCATAATAGCTTGAGTCATTGCTGATGCGGCCATTGAAGATCCACCTAATCCTCTTTGGTTCATTATAGATGATACTCTGCGAACTGCAGGTGAAGCCCACGGTGGTAATGGCTTACCTTCTTCTATACTTTTAAATAGTTCACCTAATTGATAAGATGTAGTAGCTCTGGGGTCTAGTTCTTCAGTAACAGCTTCTGCTATAGCACCTTCAGACAATGTACCCTGCATTGCATCAAGATCAATAGCTCCTGTAAATGTACCTTGTGCAGCTTCGGCTGTTCCTAAATTTGGTTGTGTTGTAGCAACTGAACCAACTTGTCCTAATGCTTCAGAAGCAGAAGGAGCAGTAACTGTTAAACCAGCAGTGCTTGCAGTGGATGTATCGATTGTAGGTATCGCTGGCAATTGACCTATATTGGAACTAAGTATTTCAGATGGTTTTTCGGCTATGTTTACTGCACCAACTGTAGTATCAAGATTAAGATTTGTTTCAGCTTTTTTTGCCGCTTCAAATTCACCCTTAGCTATAGGCACTCCCCCTAAAGCTTCTATTGCGGCTACGTAATCAGCGTAAGTTGCATATTGTTCCATAATTATTTACCTATCAGTATCTTATCTAGTTTATCTTCTAATCTTTGCAACGCATCCATTACAGTGTGCATGTCCTCTTTAACATCATCACGCTTTGCATATTCTTCACGAGTTTTATTTAACAGTATATCTAGTCGTTTCATCTCTGACAGCACACTACGAAACATCCATATAGCAGGTGCTATAATAAGTGTAAGAACTCCATTCCAAAATAGTATAGGGCTTATTTCCATTATGCTTCTGCTCCATATAAATCTGCAAAATCTATAGCACCTGATGCAGGAACACTAGAGTTTACAGATATAGTTTTATCTGTCTGAGTAGAGTTGCTTGTACTAATATTAAAACCAAAAACTATTTTTTCACCAGAGTTACCCATAGTTATAGTCACAGTTTGACTAGCTGATACACCTATGGTTGCTTTTAAAACGTATGAATTACTCAAAGAGGTAGCTGATATGTTACCAGAATTTGCACCAGACACTGCTATAGTGCCAAAACTATCTAAATCATATCCCCACACATAATAAGTTCCTGCTCTTGAAAATGTTATATTATGCACAAGACTTTTAGTTTGACCTGATCCACTTGTGCCAAACATAGTCATAATTGTATCATATTGGGTGCTTACTGATGCTCCATTATTTATATATGTTGCATTACTTTGTATACTAGAACTAGCTGCTTGATTATTAAATAAGTACCCATATTGAAAAGTATAACCTGATACAAAACTTGAAGTGTTTAAATTACCCACATTATATCTTTGTGAGTAACCACTGTTGCCATAACCTGAATCAGAAACACTTGATATTGCATTTGTTAATTCTTTTGTTGAAGGTACTTCACTGCCACCTCTATACAAGTCACTCATAGATATAGCACCAGATATGCCAAACTCAGTTCGCATATCATTCATGCTTATTGCTCCACTACTTTGAAGTGGCATGGCATTTACACCCTTGTTTATGATTATCTAATTCTTGTTTTAAATCTTTTATTGCTTCTATAAGAACACCAACCATGTTGCCATATGCTACAGATTTATATTCATTATTTACAACAACCTCTGGCAATATTTTTTCTACTTCTTGTGCAATTACACCTGTGCCTTTTTCAGCTTGCATTGTATAAGTTACACCACGCATACTCATAACTTTATCTAAAGCATTGTCTATTGTTTGCACATCAGACTTTAATCTTTCATCTGAAAAAGCTGTGATGTTTCCAGAAGCTGTTATCGCACCAGTAACAGAAAGTGTTGACCCATCAAAAGTTAAATTAGCTTCTCCATTTAATGTGTCAGTAGTGCCTGTACCTGTCATAACATAATTATTAGTGTTGTTATTAAGGGTTGTTAATGTAACTGTACCAAAAGACAACTCTCCACTACCATTAGTTTTTAGAAATTGTCCGTTGCTTCCGTCACTAGCAGGTAAAGTAAACGCTGTATCACTTGCTGTCTTTTTTAATGTGCCTATATTTGTACCAGTTGTATCCCCTGTCACATTGCCTGTTACATTGCCTGTTACATTGCCTGTTACATTGCCCTCTAGATTTGCAACGAGTGTTCCTGTAGTTCCACTAAATACTTCTGAAGTATTTGTTGCCGCAGTTAGAAGAGTAAACTTAGCTTCACTGTCATCATATCCAAAGAAACCTACTCTAGCTGATCCATCATTGTATTTAAACTCAATACCTCTATCTTTATTATCATCACTAGCGTTTGCTCCTAAAGTAATGATAGGGTCAGCAATTGTTGTTACAGTGCTATCTATCTGTGTTGTTGTGCCACTAACTGTAAGGTTGCCCCCTATGGTAACATTACGACCAAATGATGCATCTCCTGCTTCAGACATATCCAATGTTAAAGCAGTTACTTCAGATCCCCCATCGTTACCTTTAAAGACCATATCTTTATCAGATACAAGAGATTTAATTGTTAGGTTTGAACTATCCATACTAACATGACCGATATTGGTACTGCCGTTTTTAAATATTACTTCATCGCCATCAGCATCAAGAACAATGTCTCCTGCTGTATCTAGTGTCATATCACCAGAGGATAAAGCTATTGTTGTACCATCGATATTAAAATCATCAATGTTTATGCCAGAATCGATAGTAAGTGCAGTGCCAAAAGTTATTCCTGTTCCAAGTGTAATTTGTGCCGTTTCTGTTCCTGCAACTATATTACTAAATATAACTTCACTGTCTTCAGTTCCGTTACTTACATCTTTGACTTGTGTTGTTATTTTTGCAATGTTTCTAGAAGTTCCTGTGTCACTGTCAGCTTTAAATAATATTGAACCACCAAAATCATCATCGGCAGGTGAAGCTGAGTCTCTTTCAATAACAACAACAGGACCTGCAGTAGCCCCTGCTTCAGTGCTTTGAAGATGTAAAAGATTACCTGTAGCTACAGATGATAGTTTTAAACCAGTGTCAGCCACATGAGTAAGAACAATGTCACTGTCTGCTCCAAAATTTATAATAGCACCATCTGATCCCATAGTAAGATCATCACCAATTGTTATATCACCAGATATATCAACTCGTGTGCTTGCATCAATATCTACTATAGGAGCAACTATATCTATCTCACCATCAGCAACAAGATCTAACTCACCATCAGCACCAGAATTTATGTATATATCAGAATCTCTAAACTGTACTTTAAATGCAGTATCAACCAGTATGTCTTCACCTAGCCCATCTATATACGCTTTACCATCAATATAAATATCTTTCCACTGGTTGCCTGTTTTACCTAAATCTGCTGTATCATCAGCACTCGGATAAAATGTAGTGCTGTCTGTTAAGAATTGTTGGCTAGGTCCTATCTTTTCAATAGCTCCACCTTCACCTGCAGTTCCATCATGTGAGTGTCCACCTGTACCAAATGCAGCAAGTATGGCATCAAACTCACCATCAAGATCGGCCGCATTAATAACGTTGCCATCTGCTATATTATTAGAACTATCATTTCTACTATCGTAAGCTGTACCCATTACCTTCTCCCATACTGACCATACTCTAACGATATAGCATCAAATGAATATGGTGGGTTATTTGATTCTGAATTAAATTGTAAAGACACTATGTATCCTGATCCCTTTGTTTGTTTTGTAAATACAGATTTTAATGTTGCTCCACTATATACAGCAGTGCCATATGTGCTTGCTGAATCCCCATATAAAAATGTACCTGTTGTTCCTGCAGTATTTGCAACATTAATTGTATTAGGTTCTATAACTCCTGTTTCAGACAGATCAAATTTTAAATTAAAATCAACATCTAGTGATCCTTGAGGGTCTGTATATATTATAGCCTTATATATCGTTTTACGCAAGCGTGGATCTGAAATAGGAAAGTATGGAGTAGAAAAGTTTGCAACTATATCTGTGCCATCAAAATCATTTCCTGATTCCATTTTATAAATAAGCCCATTTGTATGTCCAAAAACAATAAGTTCAACACCTTGACGTAAACTAGAATGTGCAACCTTTGCCTGTATACCAGAAGTTTCAGCCCAATTAAACTGTACACCTCCTTGACCTAATACCTGTGTGCCTATAAAACCTTTTGCTGACCCTGTTGTAACACTGCTAGAGAATCCAAATATTCTATATTGTGTTTTTGATCCTATCGTAATACTAGAAAACTCTGTATGTGATTGTACAAAATCTTCTACTTTATCCTGTATAACTTTTGATATAGATAATAAATTAAAGTCTCCAACTTTTTCTGTACCTGATATAGTTCTTAAACCATCTTGTGCAAGAAAAACAACATCTCCTGCAACCTCTTGTACAGTATCACCTTCTACACATCCTATATCACTTGCTATGGGGCTTAATTGAAAATCAGCTGCACTTGATCCAACAAGTCTAAATATTTTATTTTCACAAAATATAATTAATTGATCACGAAATGTTATAAGACTTGTTATTGTGCCACCGACACGAATCATTCCTGCACCATTGGCAGGGGCAAAATCATCATCTTCATATGGTGCAGAAAATACAAGTTTATCACCATTACCAAGCATCATGTGATTTTTAAATACAGCAACGTGTTCTGCACCATCAATATCACTTGTTCCGTTGCTAGATGTTAACTTTGATAAGTCTCCTGCTGTTGTACCTTTCAATAGTAAAGGAAATCCTTTGCCGTCTACAATTATAAGATCTTCATCACCATCAAAATTATAATTTATAAATCTAACTTTTGTTGCATTTGCTCCTAACTCTATGGATGTAGACAAATCAACATGTGATCCACTTCCTGAAGGAACAAGATACAAATGAGGATTACCAGATGATTGTCCTCTTGCAACAACAACTTGTCCTCTAAACTGTACAAGCCCCAATAAACCACCAGTTCCTGTTACAGTATTTGTGTTAAATTTTGTAAACCCTTCTATACGTCTGTAACCACCTTCTATAGATGGTTCAAAGTTTGTTAGAACTCGTGCTGATCCGGGGGCTGCCGCTCCATGCTGTAAAGGAGATAAGTTTGTAATCAAACCACCTTTAAACTCTAATGGATACGTTTGCAACCTATCAGGCATTACACAGCCCTTATGTAGATATTTTCATTAACTAATACTTTTCTCATATAGTCCATGCCATCTTTAAATTTTTTAAATGCAAGTTGTGCTGACTCTATGTTATCTCTAAACATGTATGTGTAATACATAGCACCATCTACAATAACATACTTAAATCTTTCTGGTACACGTGGTACTTCATCATCTGTAAGAAGATCTTCTGTCCACTTAAAATATTCGTAACGTATCTTGTAGGCTTTATCTGGCATGGGAACAATTCCAAATTCAGCGTTTTGACCTCTAAAAACTCTTTCTGGAACTGCTCCCTTTGTAGTGTCGGTTTCATCTTCTTGATCAATATAGTTATCTAAGTATTCACTATATGTTATATGATCAAGTCTTTTTGCTTCTCCTACATTTAAACTTGTGTCTCTTTTAACTCTAAAACTTTTGTAATCAATAAACTTTGCTTCATCTGGTATAGCATAACGTGTTGTTCCTGCTACAAGTGTTACTTCTATTTGGCTATGATTATAGGGCCAGTATTCGTGATACAAATTTATATCTCTTATTGCAGCGTTTACTGAGTCTTTTATTTGTCCATAAAACCCTGCGGCCGATGCAAAATTACTTGTTGTAAGTTCTTCTTCGTTAAGTCTCTTACAAACTGTATTTACAATATCTAAAAAATTATAAGCCATTATACTCTTTCCTTAACGTTCAGATGAATAACTCGTTTTGTAACGATTGCTGCATTTGTTTGTGCCGAACTTGATGTTGTTATTTCACATACAAATCTGTATTCTTTGTTAGCAACCCCACCACTAAGCACAAGTGTTGCTGTTGTAGTGGTGTTTACGATGTTCTCAACAGTTATCCCTAATGCTGTTGCAACAACTGCTCCAGATTCATCAAACGTGTTTCCAGAACTTAACGCACTACTTTCAGTTGTTCCTGATATAATTTTCCATTGCACACTTGCTATCGTCAATGGACTACCAAAATTATCTAAATATCGTGTCCAATCAACGGTAAAATCTAGCCGTTCATCTGGATCTTTATTGGGCCATATTAATGCCATTACGCTGCTACCTTCACATTTCTATAAGGATCTTGTGGTACAAAAGCCTTTCTGGTTTGTTGATTTTCTACTGTTACCGTTCTTCTCTCTTGGAACGTTACTTTTACAGCCCTGCCTTTCGTAAATAGTGCAGGATCAAAAAAGAATATCTTAGCTACTGTTGCTGTTGCAGTTGCATCTCCTGCAATAGATGCACTAGCTGGTCTATTTCTAGTTACTGTTATTGAATTAACAGTTGCATCTGCAGATATACTTGCATTTGCTGGTCTAGAACGTGTAACTGTTGCAGTTGCTGTCGCATCACCAGTAAGTGTTGTGATGATTGCAGATGTTCCAGTGAATACTGTAGCATCGCCTGTACACGTTGCATCTCCACTTATACTAGCACTAACTCTTGCCGTTACAGATGCTGATCCTGTTGCTGTTGCATCTGCAGAAACACTTGCTGAAATGGTTGTTGCAAATGTTCCTGATAAAGATTTAGTCGATAGTGGATATACGGAAAACATAGTTTATCCTATGGTGTTTTCTGACTTTCTACAAATGTTTTATATGCAGTCTTAACATCATCAGTCCAAGCTGCATTTGCAATAGCTTGTACAGAAGCATCTTCACCACTTAAATCTGTAGCTGTGTGTGTCCAATTACCATCTTCATCTTTTAATGATTGAAATGGTTGTAAAACATGGCGATGAAAGTTACGATTAAGTTCTAATTTACTACCATCTGCCTGTTCTTCCATAAGTTTTGTAGCTTGTCGTACTTGTATATTCCACCTACCTACAACTTCTATTCTGTCATATTCTATTTCTTTTGTAATATCACCTTTTGCCATATTTTTATTCCTTATATATTATTAACCAAAATCAGGATAAGCACCACCTATACCCATATGTCCATCGCCTACTTCTGAATAAGGTACTGCATCTGTATTTGGTTTGCCAAAATTTAGTTGTGCAGTACCAGCTTGTTGTTTGACATGATAATTTGCTGAAGCAGTACTTCTACTATCTAAATCATGTGTAGAAATGCCTATACCAAAACCATGATTACCACCACCAGTAAAAGGTAGACCAGTAATTATAGCATCACCACTAAAACTTCCCATATTAGTTGGATTAATTGAACCATTGATGTGAACTAAATTACCTATTTTAATATATGTAAATGTAGCAGATAATCCAGCACCACTTCCAATAGACCCACTTGTTCCTTTTAAAGTAGCTGTAAAATTTCCTTTTTCATAATCTGCAAATAATTCACTTTCATTACTAACGCTTGTACCATCACCAGTAGCACTAAAATCTATTCCCTTACCACTTGTTCCTATAACTAGGTTGCCAGTACTTAATGTTAAATTACCAGTATCTCTAGCTAAAGTAACTCTATCAGTTACAGTTGTTTGTGAGCCACTTTTAATTCTTAAAGTATTGTCTGAACCATTAAGAATAGTTCTAAAACCATAAACACCATTTTGACCAAATGTGGCAGTAGAGGTAGCACTACTTTGTTTTTCTACTATATCCAAAGCACCAGCATCTGTGGGATTACTGTCGCTTAAAGTTGAAATTTGT